GGGTTTTAATCTTAATTTATTACTTGCTTGAAACCTTAAAAACTCACCCGTTTCTGTTTGGTCTGCTAACAACGTACCAGTTGTCGCAGTTACATTAAAACGAATACCAACGGTAAAGTCACCTGTTAATTGTATTTGAGTTCCGCTTAATTCTAAACACTCGTTACTCGTAGGGTCAAAAGTTAAAACGCCAGCTGAGTATGCTGGTTGTTGTGCTGCGTCTGATTGAAGCATATGATAACCATTACCCGAATTGTCAGACCATCTACTAACATCTGAACCATTTAACGTAATACCTGTTGCCATTTTATACCACGCCACTATATTGGCATCAGAATTTGGTGTCCAACTTCCCTGCGGTCTTATTCTATTAAGACTTAATTTTTGACTTAGTGACAACATATCTTATGTCGTTAATCCTTCGTCATAACAAATAGCAACACCACTCGTAAGTTGTATTCCTGTTACGTTCATAAATAAAGTCGTCCCCGCTGGCAGTGTCGTTTGAAGCGCAGCTTCACCCGTTGCGTCTGCTACTGTTATTGAAGCTACTACCGTTTCTACTGGAAAGTAAACGCAGTAAAAATCTTTACTGGTTATTGCTCCTGAAGCTGAATTGTATATTTGAGTTCCGCCATTTTTTCCAAGTTGCTCTGTTAATAATTGTTGTACGTTTTCTATTCCCATAATTTTTTTGTTTTTTTATCCTGTATAAATATAATTGTCTTGATGTATGTTTGCTGTAATACTAGCTGTTGCCGTTTCACCTACGTTTGCTAGAGTAACAGTAGGGTTTTCAGTATAACCATTACCCGCATTAACTATTGTAACGGTATTAATAGCACCACCCGAGATCGTGCAAGTTGCTGTTGCTGTTGTAATACTATCACCCACTATTGTTAAAGCTGGTGCGACACCATAACCAGCGCCACCATAAGCGATAGTCAAAGAAATTAATTGACCACCATTTTGCGAATACTGTACCTCTTCAGTTCCGCTTTGTTCTGACACAAACATTTTACCCTTTGTCACCAGCCCTTGAACAACACCACGAGTAGCACTCGCAGGCAATAAAACCGCATTTTCTGTTGATGGTGCTAAAGAACTGTTAAGTGCTGAAAAGGTCGTAAAACTAACTTCAAAGACTTCGTACTTCCAATAGCCAGCTGGTTTTAAGTCCACACGACCTAAAAAGACGTCAGGGACAGCATTATAATTAAACTCTAGTCTTGTGTATCGAGTAAAGATAGTTTCTGTCGCAGCGTAAGCGTATTGCACTTCTCCGCTTATGTCATTGGTGAACTTTACTAAGTGTTTTATATTAGAAGTTGTAACGCTTGTGTCAATTCGATTGTCTTCTGTTTGAATATAAACTGTAAAGTTAGTATTTGTGATTGCTTGTATCATACAACTATATAATATAAAAAGTACGAATTTATTGTCCTAAAAAGAAAAAGAGTGGCAAATTAGCCACTCCTCTTCTGGAATATATAAAAGTTGCAAATAGTATTACGAAGTTACAATACTGTTTAAGTTTGTGAAACCAGCGTTGTCAAATGGAGATGTCGTATAATCTTCAAGAACCGCAGTCGGTACTTGTTCCATCCCATCGAATGTAAGAGTGTATCCATTTTTGTCACCCCACGCAGCTCCAGTGTCAATAGTCCCAGCGTTTAATTCCATACCGTTAACCATTCCACAAGCTAGAATCATATCGTGATCGTTTGTGTATTGTTGGTTAGTCTGAACAAACATTCTAGTTTTTGTTGCTGCTAAAAGCTTAATCTCCTCTTGGTCTTGTACTGTTAATTTGTTAAACAATACTTGAACCGTTGGAGTGTAATAAACAGTCCCATTATCCCTAGAACCAACGATAGTATCTGTTAAAGATGACACGCCAATTGGCATTGTGTATCTGTATATATCAGCGTTGTTAAAGTTAATTGTGTCTATTTGTGATTTATCTACTGCGTCATAAGCATAAGTCGCCGCTTCGTCTAGTACCCAGAAGTAAATGTACTTTACTCCTCCCGATATCCTATTACAGTCAACCCCTCTTCCCTTAGTTAGTGCCGTGCAAGCCATAAGTCATTGATTTTTAAAAGGTTAAAGAAGCGAGAGCCGAAGCCCTCGCATCTATTAATTAGGTTAATTATTATGTTTGGTGTACGATATCAGTTCCAACTCCTAACTGAACTCCTCCCGAGTAACGAGCCACCACGCGCATATTATCCGAACCATCCAGAGCACTCATATCCAACATAGAAATTCGAGTTGCATCCGAGATCAAATCCGTCCCGAAGAACAAGTTTGATTTTTCAGCTGCTACTAGTTGATTGTCAGGCATCCCAGGGCATACAGCAATTTTGTATCCCTCGAATACAGGCTCATAGTCACCGTTCATATTGTAAGCGTTAACATACCCTAAAGTAGAAACCGCAGAAACATAGTAACCGTAAGTCTTATTGTTCATATAGATATGTAAGTCTTCTTTACCTAAAACCGCTGGTATATTAGCAGCCATATCAGCTGTCAAAGTTTGTAAGTTAGCAATGATATTAGCAGCTGAATAAGCACCTGAAGCCGTTGAGCCGTGAACTGTACCGTCTACTGCGAAAGCACCCGTTGCAGCTGTCAAGAACCCTTCAAATTCACCTGCGTTAGCAGCAGCACCACTCCAAACAGAACCTTCAGTACCGTTAGCGATTATTTCACCTAAGTAAGATATCACATAGTCTTCAAAAGACGGTGGTGGTGGAGCACCTGCTCCAGCTCTCATTTGTAAAGCTTCCCAAGAACTAAGGAGATTTGCCTTACATAAGTCAATATTTATTTGTAGATTTTTTGGAGTTAATACCTTCTCCGTTAAAGCAAGAGTACCAGCGTCAGTAAAGTCGCACGTGCTGTCTTGAATTAATCCTGAACCAGCCATCCTTTGGATGTTGGATTTGTACTTGATATTCTCAATCATAGTAAGAAAGTCAAGTGATTTTGCTTCTTTAAGAGCTGCGGATATATAGAATCCCGCTGCCTTTCCCGCAAAATTGGATGTCACATTAAAAGCCATAATTAGTTGATTTTTAGTTAATTAATATTATTTATTTAAATTGTATAAGAATCTTTCTTGTTTAGAAAGTTTATTGTATTCTTTTCTGCTAAGGTTAGCTTTATCAGAACTAAATTTATTAGTGTTAATAGGAGCTTCAGCTGGTGACTTGTCAAGTTCAGCTTTTAACTTAGCATTTTCAGTTTTTAAGTTTTCCACGTCTTCAGCTGAAAACTCTACTACTTCAGTAGTTTTAGTTGTTACTGTTTTAGGCGTTTCAGAAGCTTCTTCAGATACTTCTTCTGTCATCTCAACTTCTTCTTCTTTATCTTCTTCGTCTTCGTATTCGTCTTCTTTAGCCATTCGTTCTTTTAGATCGGCAACTGCGTCTTCAAGGTTCTTAATCCTTTTCTCCATACCTTCCCAGTCGTCAACTGCTACTTCGTCATCGTCTTCACCTCTGTCTTCACCCATATCTTCTTCTTCGACAGTCACGTCTTCCTCCGACTCACTCTCGATGACTTCAGCGACTATCCCTTCAGTTTCTACACGAAAGCTTACTCCAGTGTCAGTTTTATAAGTCCCTACTGGGAGTAGAATTGTCGTCCCGTCTTCTGTTAAAACGCTGATATCAACGCCTTCTTCAAGTTCGTCGGCTGTAGAAACGAAAATTGTTCCATCTTCGGATTTCGCTTGCCAAGACAACTTGATTTCTTTGTCTTTATTAAGACCAAGTGCTACTAGTATTTGTTCTTTGATGTCCATAGTTTCCTTTTTAGATTAAATATAATTAGTTTGATTTTATTTGATTTTCACGTATTATTTGATTAAGTGCTGACAATATTTCTGCGTCAGTTGGCTTTTGCTTCATACCTTCAAAACGGTCTGTAAAATATCCCTCAATAGATAATCCACGAAGTTCCCCTTCTTTAATCTTTTGCCACAATTCGTCGTTGTTTATTTTCATAGAAACCATCCAAGTACCTTTGGGAAGCTCGTAACCATATAGTCTTGACTTGTCCATTTTAGGGTCTTCGATAATCCAGCTTTCAGTTGTTAAAACTCCTGAAACTCGTTCGTTGTGTTCGTGTGTTGCTTTGTGGTGATTGTTATGTTTTAAGTAGAGTTCACTAGCTTTCCGAACCGTCGTAGGAGAAAACCATACATAGTACTCCGAATCCGTTTGCGGGTCAAATCTGAAAATTTGCTTGTTGGGAATAAGGGCTGGAGAAACCAGCATTTTTTTCTCTTCGTCAACTTTAGCAAATGTTAAGTTATTCTTTTCTTCTCCAAAAAACACAAAATCCTGTTCAATCGCAGGAGCCGACACAAGCGATATTGCGTCAATTGCTAGTTCTTGTGCGTCTTTAGAGATTACAAGTTCTTTGATCTTAGTCGTTTTTTCGTAATTGTGGTCAGGGTTTGCGTTTTCACACTCTTCTTTAGTGTCGTATTGACATTTACCAGTGTTTCCCCATTTCCATTTACCGTCTTCACATTTTTTACAAGGCATAATTATTAAATATAAGTTGTTAGTATTTATTTGATTTTTAAATAGTAGCTCTTCGTCTTATGTTTGCAAGCTGGTTCTGGGACGATGTCATTTCGTCGGTTAAAACATAAGCACGAGTTGGTTCAGGTTCTACACCACCGCTAAGGTCAAAAGCACCTGACATCATTTGTGGTGCGGGTGCTTGTGCAGCAACGTCAGGTGAACCTCCACCAGTATCACTACCACCACCATCAGGAGCTTGACCAGCTTTAATAGCCGCTATTTGTTTAAGAGCAAAAGCACCAGCAATACCAGCTTGAATAAAGTTATAACCAGGGATTATAGCATTTAACGGTGATTGTGACGCAGTGTTAAAAGCATTAATAACAGATTGCGTACCCGCTACTGTTGCTTGTGCTAAAGCCGCAGCTTTACCGACAGCGGTTTCTTCACCAGCTATTTTTGATATTGCACCCAAAGTGTCAGCTGCAAAACCGACTTGCATATCGTTAAGCTTTTTGGTGTTTTTAAGTTCGTCATCTGCAACTTTATCGTCTAAAGCTTTTCTTTTAATAGCATACTTTTTTTGTATTGCTTCTTTCATAGCTTCAGCATTGTCCATACCAGCAACAGACGCAAGTTCTTTTTGTTCTTGTATTTCTAGTTCTTGTCTTGCTCTTTCTGCTAAGTCTTCTATTAAAGCTAAAGTGTTTTGTTGCTGAATTTCTAATAAAGACTGAGCTTCATCTCTTTGTTTTTGAAGCTTCATTTCGTCTTCTTCTTTTTGCTTAGCAATAGCTGCATCTTTTTTGTCTTGTCTTTCTTTTTCTTCTTGAGCAATTTGGTTTTGCATTTCGTTAACCTCTGTCATAACACGCTTTCTTAACCTTAACGAAGTAGTTTCTTTAGCGAAAATATCGGCTTTTAATCTCGCTAACTCTTCTTCGTCTTCAGCTAAATTTTCACCCGTCTGCATTTCTTGCTGTTTGATTCTCATTCTCTCTTTTGCAAGTTCTATTTCTTTATTGCTTGTTTGAACCTCTAAGTCTAAAGCTTTTTGTAACGCTGTAAGTCGTTCTTCTGCGGTTTTTGTTTCGTCTTCTGCTAATAGCCGTGCTTTTTCAATCTCTTTTCGAGTTGCGGCTTTTTGCACCATAAACTCGTTGTCAGCATCTCTTAAAGCTTGTGTTCTAGCTTCTAGTGCAGTCATTATTTTAACCTCTTCTTTTACTTCTTTAACTACTTTTTTGATACTTTCAGCAAAAGCTTCTTGTTGTTCTACGTCAAGACCAGTCCCGATTTGCACTAAAGCTTGACCGTACTCTTTAGCGCCTTCTTTTACAGCGTCAAAGTCTAGTTCAAGTGCTGACTTAATAATCTTACCAGCCGCTTTAAAACCGTCTC